GCACTTCTGCATTAGACATACACTCAAGTACGTCCTTGTTCATTAATGCAAGGTTGAGTAGTTTGAGCACAGGTCTGAACTCATCAACGTATACGTCTACCTTTACGGCAGTGTCGTGTGTGTAAGCGTCAGTCATCAGATTAACTCCAGTTGTTTAAACTTAAGATGATCACAGCATGAATCATCATCATCATGCAAATCAATCATATCAGTGTCTACATGGGACACAAGTTTATCAAATAGAAAGTTAACAAACTCTCTATTCTCTTGGCTAATCATTTCCAATTCTCCTTACATGTAGTGGACAGGTAGTAGTAAGCACGTCCGTGCTCAGCTACTTGATACTCACGCAGCATAGCATACGCTTCGCTACGAGTAGGGTACTCATCACAGGTCTCATCATAGCGTCCCTGTTGACGGTTAATGTAGTAGGTCATTCAGTTCTCATTGATAGGGTAAACATCAAACACACGTTCAGGGTACATTGCCTTGCAATCACCCATCACCCATGCCTCATCAAATGAGTCGGCATGTACATACTCAGTGGCACACACAGGTGTGTTGTAACCACGGTTATAGTTAACTTGGTAAAGCATAATGATTAAACAAACGACATTGAAGGGAGAACTTGTACACCTACTGCATCCTGACTGAATGCATTCTTGTAAGCGTTAGCTACGTCATTGATCTTGTCTGCACATGCAGTGCATACTGTCACAAGTAACGTAGGCTCATGCTCACCTTTCCATACACCTTGAACGTGTTGTATTGTGTAACCCTCGAAGGCTACATCTAACACACCCTCAATGAATGCCTGAAGGTTGAGATCATTAACGTAACCACCGTTAGGTATGTTACGACCAAAGAATAACTGGTAAGTTTGCATAACACAAAGTAAACAACAATGTGTAGCACTGAAGGCTACAGAAAAGGATCAGTTACGATCCCTAAGTGTAGACATCAGGCAGCCAATGCTTCGGCTTCCATCTCATTAACAGTGTGTTGTGCATAACACCATGCCTCAACAACTGCCCAGACAAGATCATTCTTCAGTGAACGGATAGTTGAACCAGAGTCTACGAAATCAACCATAGACATACCGCAATCGTTGAGGTAATCATAGATCTCATCCTCATACTCATCGAAGAACTTCTCATTCTCAGAGTAATAGATAAACCCAGAGACACCACCAGAGCAGCCATACATAGCCACGTCTTTGATCTCATCTGCATCAGTGAAGCGTGCAGTCAATGCATCATGCATCGTCATGTTTGTGTAAAGCGAATGTACAAGTAGCTGTGTGTAAGCTACAGAAACCCATCACATGTATGATGGGAGAGTGTAACTAACTAGCTAGCAATCAGCCGTGCTGAAGTGCATTCTCGTAGACACGAGTTGCATTCACAAGGTTGTTGTTAACCCAGAACCCAAGCGACATGTTGGGTTGTGCAAGCAGGTTAAGGATAGCACGACGAGACACATTGATGTAGCTGTATGCATACCCATTCTTGAAATCGACACAAGCAGTGCCACGAATAGGATCAACAAGCAGACAACGAATGGCAGAAGAAGTGCGATCAGTAACGTTGAAGCTGAACATGAAACAAAAGACAAGTGGATAGGTGCGTCTTAGCGTATCGCTTCCACCGCTATAACAGACGCATGAAATGCCTTGATCACATTTGTATCCCGCCGGAGGCTCGGCGGTGTGGTGCTCACCCTTCTCGGCGTGACACAGCTGGCACATTGAGTGTACCCTAACCCAACCCCTGGAATCCCGCTCGGCAGGTGGTTGGCGGCAGTGACCCGTGGTCCTACTCAGCTATCAATCTTCGATTGTCCAGGTGCTTTGCCATCCTAGAGCCAGGCTGGCTGATCTGAGGGAGAGAGTGGTCGGCTTGTCAGGTGGCACAGTGCCAAGGCTGCTTGCCGTATTCAGTTGTCGGTGTCTCTCATCTCTTCTGGTTGAAGTTTCGAGACTCTCCTCACCCTTAACAGGGAGAGTCGAGATACTCTCAACATCAAAGAAGAGTATGGGTAGAGCCTAGCAGCTCAGAGCAGTGGACAGTGGCAGCAAGTGGCACATAGTACAGCCTGATCCCTGTTGTTGCAGCGGTTATCAGTGTTGCTTATGGTACAGTGTATTGCTGTAATCCATTGGTATCACTGGGTTCTCAATAAGCTTTGTTACTGAGAATTTCTACAGATGTGTGAGATTGGTACATCTGTTCCGTACAACTTGTACAGTTTGTTTGTACTAGTGCTGCTGCCTTGTTGCGTGCGTGTGTGCCTACCTGCACGTGCTTGTCCAGCGTACCTGTGGCTGATGCAGATGCTCTGGACACGGCATATGCGCGTGTGTGCGTGCGTTAGGCGGGGGCAGGCGGGTGTGTGCGCGTGTGATCCGGGGGTACCCGCATGGGGGGCTGCGGCGTTGCGCCAGCGTAGTATAAGACTTCAGAAATTTTAGTCAAAAAATGAAGACCCTTCAGGATGACCTAGAAGAGCCTTCTTTATCGTTAGAGGTGTCGATATACCAAGGAGCAGTTAAACGCATCTCAGGGAGCCTTGTAGACGTGTCTGACGGGCTTTCACGGTAAACCGAAGACACCATATCAGGTATAGGTACCTTATGAAGCGTTTCATACTCTTTAATCGCTTCATCTACCTCTACTTTAACACGATTATTAATGAGAACATTCTCAATAAAGACAAGAAGACCAAGAAGTAGGTAATCTACCCACGGTATCTTAGTCTTCCATGCCTTATAAAGAGCTTTAAACTCATTCAGTTTTAAAGTACTCATCACGACTCATCTCTAACCAACCAGTATTCAGTTCATTCCAGAAAGCGCGTTGAAAGATCAAGCCAAAGCAAGGGTCATCAAATTCAAGTCTGAATATAGTGGCACTATAAAGGTTATGAGAAAACAACTGCCACACTTCAATCATAATTCCACATTGCTTCACAAACATTAGGAAGAAACTGATACAAGATGTCTTGAATACGTGCTGCTATCTGTGCATGTTCTTTTTGCGTACCATTACTAGTTCGCAGGTCACAATAGTGCAACCACGACCTAATCGTACCATTCATGTACAACTTAGTTGGTGCTGCCATTGGAAGCACTTCTCTTGCACACTCCTTAGCTACACCGGCTGCTACCAGTTCTTTATACAGTCCATAACAATCAGAATACAGTGACCCTATACGGAATTGAAAGTGTTTCTTCAACACCTCATCTAGATCATCAATACTGTTCTGTCTATTCTTCTGATCTTGTCTACGTAGCTCAGGAATAGATGCTTGCTTCTCTACCTTAGCATACCGTTGACTAAACTCTTGAAAGCTAAAACTACGATGCCTAAGGATCTGTGCTGCTATACTACGAGTTGTCTCAATAGAAACACACATGTTCACCATTTCAAAGGGTGACCAATGGTTATGGTTAATGAGGTATTTAATCAGCTTAGCACTGGTCTCAGTGTTATGTTGATTAGCTGGATTAGATACCCTAGCCATGTAAGCAATTAGATCTTCAGCATCAGGAGTGATGTGTACGAGGGTGGCGGTATGCATACAGTAGTATAAGTAGTGACGGGATTCAGAAGGATGGAGAGAATCAGTACTCACTAGATTCATAGTAGTAGAGTAGATTAATGAACTAAGAGGGAGATGTTTGTCTTTGGAACCTTTGTTCCCTCACTGTTCATTAAAGAAAAAAAGGAAAGGATTGTCTCGTTAGAGACGAGTCCTTTCCTCCAGGAGTCGGGTCCACCCTTCCCTTCTCCTGTATACGGGTGTTATCGGTCTTAAACCCAGGTGGGAACTGACTTTTTACCATCTAACATTCTAGCTTGTTTTCTTTGGTCTAAATTAAAGCCAAATGCCATATGAGAAGCAGCTGCTTGAGGGTCATCAAGCCATTCTTCCATTAGATCATTCCAGTCTTCTTGTTTACGTGTCTTCATTGCTTCATAGGCACTAATAGCTAGTGCATCTGTGAAGTATTTAACACCTTGAGCTAGTGAGTCTAATCTGTCATCATGTCTTACGGCACCTTTCTCACGACACATCCTCGACATCTGATAGAACAGCATATAAAGGAGTCTAGTTTCGGGTGCGGCTTCCTTATTCGAGTTGAAGTCCCATTCCACCACAGACCTATTAACAATAAGCTTATGTTGATTAAGAACAGGCTCAAGGGTATCAATAATACGGTCTTCTTTTCGGACATTAGCACGCACCTCTTCAATGTCTATAGCTTGTTTCGTTTGTTGGAGGTGTTTACGAAAAAGTTCACCGACAATACCATCACCAAAGTTAGTTTCGATGAGGAGTTTAGTAACACCGTATTTTTTACAACCTCTAAGGATGTCTAAGAGAGTGTTGTCGCTATAACCGTCTTGGTAAGCACGTACTTCGTGAAGGTAGATAAAACCATTACGTTGACTAAGGAAGCAAGCTGCTGTTTCGTCTGTACCTCTACCTGATGGGTCTACTGAGCAGATTGTTTCTGTGTAAGGTAACCAGTCACCTTGCATGATCTGTGGTGAGTAGAAGTAGTCACCAGGTAGACCAACAGTTGGTAGGTCTTTAATGACATTAGATGGATCTGAACACCAGACAACAGCATCAGGACATTCCTTAGGGTTAACTGCTGTAACGATAAGGTCTGCCATCTTAAGTGGGAACTTCTCAGCATCACTAAGGCTAGTGTCTAGCATGAACTGTAGCATGAAGTTGCTACGACCCATTGATGCTTCACGTTCTACTAGATCATCGTTAGAGAAACGATCAGGGTCTGTTACATCCCATGATTCAGCACCAGCTTCAATGTCTTCTTGTATTTGTGGAGCAAGTAGACCTTCGTAGTTAGATAGTTTACGAGGGTAACGTGCTGGCCAGACAAAAGGTTTATAGTTACGTTCAGCTAGTTTACGGTAAATAGTAAAGGTTGTCTGAGGTGTACCCAGGTACATAATACGTGAGTCTTTCTTTGGTGTAAGGATAGACTCAGCTTCAGTACAGAGTTGAAGGAGTTTCTCTCGCATCATCTCTGTCATAGAGTTACCAGGTACCTCAATATCGTCTAGAATCATCAGGTCTGCACGGCTACCAGTCAACTGACCTGTGATTCCAACTGACTTAACGGAAGGTGCTTGGTGAGGGCTACAGGCAACGTCAAAGCTAATACGAGACCATCGGGCATCATCACTCTTTGGTCTCAAATGTGATAGCCACGGTGTCTCAATAATTAGTTTCTGTAGGAAGATACTCATGTTGTCTGCCCGTTCTTTAGAGGCAGAGATGATCATGATCTTCTTTTCTGGGTTATTGAAGAGTGTCCATAGAACGAAAGCACCAGTAATCCAGCTCTTACCGACTCCTCGGAATGCTTGGATCTGTAGTCGTTTAGGACCGTGTTGAAGGTAGTCAGCAATAGCGTATTGTGCTCGTGTAGGAGAGGGTAGATCTAGCTGCTGCCATAGAGCTTGAAGAAAGATCTTAAAATCGTCTTTAAGGGCGTCTAAAACGTTCATGTGGTAGAATATACCTAAGTGGGTAAAGAGGCGCCTTGTAGGAGCTTGTAGACGCCTCTGGTGAGGGATTAGTTAATTCCCATGAGTTCTGATAGACCAAGTTCAGGTAAAGTAAAGCGTACACCACCTAAACCAAAGGACATTTTACCGCCTCGTTGTCTAGCCATAGCAGCACGTTGTTGAAGTTCTTTAGCACGCAATCCTTCTGCAGTTCTACGTTGAACATCTTCAAAAGTACCACCAGCAACAGCTTCAGGTTGGACTACATCACCAGCAATTGGGATTTCACCAGCAACACCTTCAAGAGTTCTAGCAGTACCTTCACGTACGTCACCAGCAGCAAACGCTTGGCCAGCACTTAAAATAGTCGCACCTAAACCAATTAAAGGTATAGCTGTACCAGCTCCTGCTTTAAATCGAGCAGATCCTCCACTAAATTTAAGGACGCTCTCAATTTCAGGATCAGGAAGTCTACCACCAACACGAGTAGTACCAACATGCATCTTAGCTGCTTCTTGAGGAGACCCTGCAAGACCAGCTTGACGTAAGCGTTCAGTTTGATCTGGCGGTATGTAATCTTGAGTAGCAAAATTACTTGCCGGATCTTCAGCAAACTGTTGTGTGTAGGACTCAGCATAACGACCAACATCAGTAGTTGGTGTACCGTGGCCAAGTGATTTACCTAGATCAACAGCTTCTATCGCTTTTTGCTTAGTAAGTTTACTGTGATCTCGTACTTCTTTATTTAAATACTGATCAAAAGTATAATCACGTTTGCCAATTTTAACAGTGGCATCACGATCACCGACAAGTTCGTCCCATTGAGCAGTAGCTTCTTCTCTGATAAGTTTATTAACTTGTTGTCGGCTACTGCCAATACGTTGTGTACGACGAGACGCTTGTTCAGCCCTCTTACCTGTGCGTTCTTTGTACCCACCAGCGCCGTCGCTAGTCACCTTAATAACTTGCCCATCTTTGGTGGGAACGCCTATCTTTTGAAAAATTTCTTCTTTGCTAAGACCTTCAGCTCTTAACTTTTTAGATTCTTGTTTCCAATTGGTCCAAGATAATTCAGTTTTTTCGTAATCGTCCCACCATTGAGCCATAACTACTGTATATGTTGTAAAATAAGTCCTTCTCTAGGAGTAATCCCGAAGGTTCGCCTCATCCATGATAACCAATTTTGACTTCCTTTAGCCTGATTACAGCTACGACAGGCTGTAACACAATTTGAAGAAAGAGTCTGACCACCTTTAGATTTTGGGCGGCAGTGATCTATAGTAAGATTTTGTTCAGACCCGCAGTAAACACACTGAAAATGATCCCTCTCATGTATCCAATTTCTCCACATTTTCTTCGCTTCGCTGGAACGAAGTGCTTGGAGATTTTGCATCATCGCTTGTGGGTTTTCCATGTAAGTACCTTAGAGCATTTTGGAGTAACAGTCTAGAGTCTTTTAAATTTCCTATTCCAATGTTGCAAGATGAGCATAAAAGACCGCGCACATCTCCTGTGTGGTGACAATGATCCACACAAAAGTATGATTTTTTGGCTCCAGGATTAGTGATACCACAAATAGCGCAACCTCCACCCTGTTCTTCCAGCATGGAGTAATATTGATCTGGTGTTAACTTGTATTTTTTCTTTAGGTCGGCTTTCCAATAGTAAAAGGCTAAGGTTTCAGGTGATACCTTTGCTTTACAGCATTCCTTACAAGTTTGATAGAATCCATGCTTAGTATTGCAGGTTCTGAATTGTGAAAAAGGTTTCTCAACCCCACACTGTTTGCATGGTTTTCTTTGCGGTGTCATTTCCGAGATCGGTTTCTAGCTCGATTTTTTGAGGCTTTTTCAAGTACTGTTGAACCATCTTTCTTGTGTGATACGTCTTTACCGTCACCATTACCATAGGTGCCACGTTTTCTGTTTTCACGATTAAGTTCAACACGTTTTTCAATTTGAAGTGATTGACGATTGTAGCGTGCTTGCTGTTTAAGACGCTTCTTTCGTGCTTCCGGGTTGTCTTTGTAGTATTTAGAGGTACGACTTGCCATAAAGCCTCTTCTGTACGAGTTCAGGGTCTACTTTAGGGAGGACGTTAGCTAGTTTATCAAGAGGGTTACCGTCATAGGCAACCCCACTGATGTCATTTTTAGCTAACCAATCACAAGCCGCTTTAAGTTCTTGAGCAGTTGCTTCACCACTCTTGATTCTCTTAAGGAATTCAGTAGTAACGAGGTTGTGTAACTCGTTAAACATATCCTCAGTAGCTTTGTTGTTAGCCATTTCTAAGGACGATTTGATCTAATTTGTTTTCAATACGGATCATGTGATCCTCCATCTTCTGAAGAGCAGTAGATAGCTCTTGCTTTTGGACGTAGTGCTCCGCTACACGGAGTTCTACTTTGTCTACACGGCTATCCACTTCGCTAATCTTTGTATGAAGACGGTTATGGACTGAGATAATGGCAGTTAAAAGGGCAATACCTGCTGCTACACCTGCTTCAATCATTACATGTACCCTATAAATAGTTGAACAGAATCCGCTTCAATAGGTGTAGCATCTAGTAGATCATCATCTTCTGTAATAGAATATGCAATACCAGTGTTAAAAGTAATGCCACTGGTAAAGTTAATCTCTTTAGATTGACTAGCAGGTAAGTGGATAATAGCAAATGGTACATCTGTACCTACAACAGGTGCTGTATTTTTATCATAAAGACGGAGGTGGTGTGCATGACCAACACCGCTGCCTGTATTATGTACTAGAATACTAAAAACTGTACCAGGACTAGATTTTACCAACGTTGCATTAGTAGAAGCAGCTGAACTAATAAAATGAGTTTTAGTTGAAATAGGTAGATCTCTATCGTACCTACCAGGTACAATGTTGTAAGTGGTACTACTCATGTTGCTCCATCAATCGAATCAACTTCTGTGCGTAAATTGGGTCTGTGGCATAACCTTCAGCTTTTAGGAGGTATGCACAATCTTCACGAGAGGTGGCTCGATTGACGCCTTTATAACCTTTGTAGTCCTTATACCACTGAGTGACAAGGTGATCTACACAGTCGTACGGAGTAGCGAAGTCCTTAAACGATGCCTTGATTGTTACTGGACCGTTACCGTAGTCTTCCCAGGTAGTCTTTACAGTACCAGTACCTTTGATACCGAAGTAGTTATTTTTACCGCTTGTAGCAGTACCAAATGCTGATTCAAGTGCCCATTGTGCAGCAACTACTTCTGGATATTTAGCTCCAGCAGCACGAGCAGCAGCTTCAATACCTTCCCAGGTATTATCAAATTGTTGAGGAGCTACAGGAGCAGGTGTACGCCAGATCTTTACCCACTCCGCATCATCAGATAAGCCAAAGGACCCTAGAAGGTGCTCTAGAGCCTCAATGGCTTGCTGTTGATGAGGTAACCCCTTGTAGTTTTTAATAACGTCAAGGAGTTTAATGCTCATTTGAATGTATCCTTAATGCGTTGGATTTTGTCATCT